GTTTAACCGCGTCCAAGCGCGCCTGTGGGCCGCGATGGCGGACCAACTGCGCCGCACCGGGCAAATACGACAAATATGGGGCAAAAGCCGGCAGGTCGGAAGTTCGACTTTGTCCCGCGCCTTCAGCTTTTGGAACTGCGCCTTCCGACCGAACCGCAACGCCATCCTGATCGCGCACGACGAACCATCCTCCTTCGAGCTGTTCACCATCGATAAGCTCATGTACGAGCAGCTGCCCAAAGCCCTCAAGCCGAAGACGTCCTTCGACAGCAAATTCAAGCTGGAGTTCCCGGCGCTGAACAGCAAGATCGTCGTCGGGCACGCCCGCAATATGAACGTCGGCGCAAGCCAGATGTCGCACATCGCGCACCTGACGGAGGTCGCCCGGTACCCCAACCCGGACGAAGTGCAGGCCAGCTTGTTCCCGGCCTTCAGCGACGCCCGCGGCCAACAGGACTACAGCGCCATCATCCTCGAATCGACCAGCCACTTCAACGGCGCCTGGTTCAAGGAGTTCGCCGAGCAGGCGCAGCGCGGCGAAAACGGCTTTGAATTCCACTTTGTGCCGTGGTTCGAGCACGAGGACTACACCCTGCCAGTGCCGGACACCTTTGCCCACACGCTGACGATGGACGAGCGCGACCTCATGCGGCGCTACAAGTTGACGCTGGGCCAGATCGCCTGGCGGCGCCAAAAACGCGCGACCTACGTCAACCCCGTGCTGTTCGAACAAGAGTACCCGCTCGACTGGGAATCCAGCTGGCGCTTGCCCATGGGCACCCACCGCGTCTTCGGCGACCTCGAGCTCGCCTGGATCGAGGACACCATCGCCCCTGGCGTCCGCCACATGCCGACGGCCCGCGGCCTTGAGGAGACGTTCGGCGGCATGCTCGAGGTCTGGCAGCCGCCCCGCGAGGGGGTCTTCTACCACCTCGGGGTCGATGTGGCGCAGGGCCGCGACACGCAGGCCGACTGGACGGTCCTCAGCGTGCTGCGCGGCGACACCTGCGAGCAAGTGGCCGAGGCCCGCTTCAAGTGGGATCCCGCCGACCGCGAATTCCACGACTTTGTCTACTGGACCGGACTAGCGTACAATACGGCCAGTATTATCCCTGACATCACCGGCGGCTGGGGGCACGCCCTGCTGTCAGAGCTGCAGCGCCGGTCGTACGCGAACCTGTGGCAATGGCGCCGCCGCGACGACCTGACCGAGAAGGTGAGCAAGCGGGTCGGCTTTGTGTACACGAAGCGCGACAAAATGGCCTTGATCAACAATGGCGTCACCCTCGTGCGCCAGCGCAAAGCCGCCGTGCGCAGCCTGACGTTGTTGAACGAGATGCGCACCTTCATCCAGGTCATGGACGAGTACATGGCCGCCCCGGGCACCAAGGACGATGCCGTGAACGCCTGGCTGCTCGCGGCCCTGTCGGCCGTCGACGCCACCATCGGCCTCATGGACATCCCGGAGGAGCCGATCGTCGTCCGGCCCGACGGCCGCCCCTGGGCCACGCACGACATCGACGCCGACCTGCATGGCACCGGCCAGCAGCCCGGCTGGCTCCGCAGTTGGTAAGTGTACATCGCACCTAGGGAGGACTACGTATATGGCACAGATTCGCATCAGCCTCGACCAATCGCTCATCGACGACCTGCAAGCGCAGGCCGACGCCGCCGGCATCACCCTGTCGGCCCTGCTGGCCGAAAAGGCCCAATTCGCGCCCGCGGCTGCACCGGCCAGCACCCAAGACGTCTTCACCCTGGACCAGGCGGCAGACGCCTTCCTCCGTGTGCTGGCGCCGGGCCACGCCGACCTCATCCGCCAGTGTGCGAACGACACCCGACAGAAGCCGGCCGCCTACCTGCTCTCCGCCATCACCCTCGCGTACGAAAACGGCCAAACCAGCCTGCTTCTGCCACAATGGACCGGCGAACGCCTGGCCATCACCTCACCGACCCAGCACGGCGTCGGCCACTGCCAATGGTGCGGGCACGAGTTCGCCATGACCCGGCCTGGCCAGATCTACTGCCCCACGCCCAGCGTGCCCGGCGGCCAATCCTGCAGCCGTCAAGCCGCCCTGGCCCCGATTGTCAACCGCCGTCAGGCCCAGTCTGCCGACCTGACTTACGCCCCGTCGCCCAAGCACACTCTGGCCCGCGCCTAAGGAGCCCGCATGGACTTGCCCAACAGCCGCCCCGTCAAGCCGGACACCGCGCCCGATCACACCGACGACAGCGAACAGTGCCTGCTGAAGGCGCTCGACGCCATCGCCGACGAGGCCTGTCGTGTGAAGGACCACTGGGTCAAGGACACCGACCTCACCCGTGACCTCGACCTTTACCGCGGCAAGCTCAAAGGCAACGCCGACGACCGCTACTTCGACTGTAACTTCGTCGGCGCCTTCATCGACCGCATGGTGGCCCAACTGACCGACAACCGCCCCATCATTCGCCTCGAAAACCGCAAAGCCGGCATCAGCAAGGTTGCCCGCAGCGTCGAAAAAGTCATCCAGTGCGTCTGGGACGAATCGAAGGTCCAGCGTGGGCTGTTCAAGCTGGCCAACAACGCCGCCGTCAACCGCTCCGCCGGCCTGTACACCGGCTTTGACACCGACTTGAACACCCCGAACGTCGAATTGCTCCGCATCAACCAGGTGTTGATCGATCCGAACGTCGTCGAGTCCGGCCAGGTCGACAGCGCCGAGTACGTCCGCATCGAACGGGTGATGACGCTGTCGGAGATCCGCGCCAAGTTCCCGGGCCGCGGCGCCCTCGTCAAATCCGACGTCAACGTCAGCACCATCGGCCAGGAGCCGAAAAAACGCACCAGCATGCTCGACGCCTTTCGCCAAACGACCGTCAGCAAAGACACCATTCCACGCGCCCGTGTCTACGAATGGTTCATCCAGGATCGCCAAACCGCCGACGACGGCACCCGGCTGTTCCCGTCGTACCGCCGTATCATCTGCAGCGACGACGTCGTCCTCTGGGACGGCCCGAACCCCTTCTGGGACGGCCGCATTCCTGTCGACTGGTTCGATTGGATGGTCGACCCAGAACATATTTGGGGCCACAGCGAGCCGGCCCGCCTGCGCAAGATGCAGCTCGCCTTCAACCAGCTGATCGACGGCCTCGTCGAGAACCAACTGCTGACGAACATCATCAGCGTGGTCGGCGATGCCGACGCCCTGCCGCCCGAGCAGTGGAAAAAGCTCCAGAACATCAAGTCCAGCCTGCTCCTGCAGAAGAAAAACCGCAACAGCACGCTGACCGTCACACCGCCAGCGCCATTTGGCCAGGACAAGATCCAGATTGCCCGCAGTATCTTCACCTACGCACAATTGCTGACCGGCGTGACCGACGTGACGCTGGGCGATGCGCCCGGCAGCCTCCAGTCAGGCTTGGCCATCGAAGGCCTGCAAGAAGGCGCAAATCTGATGACCCGCGCTCGCGCCAGCCGCCTCGAAGACTTGATGGCCCGCGTCGGCCAAAAGCTCATCGCCCGCGTCTTCCAGTTCGTCACCAGCGACCGCGTCTTCACCATGGTGGGCCCGACGGCCGAAGCCGTCGCCTATGCGATGGCCCGCGCCGAGCTGTTCGTCGACGACGCCGGCCAGCCCATGACGCCCGCCGCCCAGCGCGAGGCGCTGCGCTTCATGCGCTTCAGCGTCCTACCCGGCAGCAGCGCCCCCGGCAGTAGGCTTGCGCGGGCCCGCATGATGGCCGAGCTGGTGAAGCTCGGGGCGGCGAGCCGCCGCGACGTCCTGCTGGCCGCCGACTTCCAAGACCCTGACGAAATGCTCAAGCGCGCGCAGGAAGACGCCGGGCAGAACCCGGTCTTCCAGGCGATGGCGAAGAAGGAGGGCAAGCCCGAATGACCGTCGGCGACGGCATCGACCACTTGAGCCAACACGACCGCAGTCTGACCGTCTATATGCCCGGCGTCGACGGTCGGGCCGAAATCGTCGCCTGCATCGGCCCCATGGAGCACTGTTTGTGCGACGGCGACCCGACTGGCATCAGCATTCCCCCGGACGTCTACATCATGTCGCAAGAATTCGCCGACACCATCGACTGTGACGACGAGGACGCTCTATGATCACCGCCGTGCTCGCCCGCACCGACTTCGACAAGCCGATGTGCGTCGCCGTGCTCTCCTGCGCCTACCCCTATGCCATCGTCGCCGTCCTCGAACCCGGCGCGACCTCCTTCAAACTGCCGATGGACCGCCTCTACCGCTGGCACGAGGTCCTGCATTGTCGCCTGCTGGACGCCTGTCTGCACGGCCATACCACCGCCCTCGCCGGCCTATGGCAAGGCGCCACACCCTGGCGCCCGCAGGCTTGCCTTCCGGGCAAAACATGATACCGTAGACCCAGACGCGCACTGTCCGGCCCCACTGGACGCTCCACGTCAGCCGAAACCCCTGCCGACCGCTACCCGGTGGGGGTTTCGTGCGTCTGGCCCCCGCCGCCCCTTGACACCCGCCGACTTCGTGCTACCCTTGCCAGTATGGACTTACTAGGACTCAACGAATTGCTATTTTTGCACCTCGCTGCCCTGGTGCTGACGTTGCTGCTACTGGCCTGGCTCACCCAGCCTGGAGGCAAGCCGTGATGCGGCCTTCCAGCCTGAACGGCGAGCCCAGCTGGTTGCGTGACGTCAGCCCGACGGCCTGGGTTTGGATCGCCAGCCTGCTGGCCTTCTTGGTCTACTTCTACGTCGCAGCGGCCTGAGAACGCCCCGTTGGGGCAACCGGAGAGATCCGCGCCCGGCAGAGCGCGGTCGGTGGAAGTTCGGCCACCTTCGGGAGCCGCCGCGCTACAGAAAGGCCGCACATGAGGGAGGTCAAGCGATACAGCGCGACATACGGACGAGACTGTATTGAGTTTGTGGAGACAGCTAACGGTACACTTGTGAGCTATGCCGACCACGACGCCGCCCTGCGACACGCCAAGGCAGAGGGGTGGCGGGAAGGGAAGGAATACGCTTTGAATGAAGCCGCTATGCGAGCGGGTTGTGCAGCTCATCGGGCTTGCTGTGGAATAGAGGCTGATAATTCTCAAGGGAAGATTCACGGTTATTGTGTGGTGTGTGGAGTGCCATGGCCTTGCGAGACAGCGCAATTCTTTCTATTCAAGGCCGACGCCCGCGCCGCACAGATCGAGGAGGGTGAACACGATGATAGCCATACTTCGAACGACTGAATATCGAGGCGATCATAGCGCTGATGTGTCACAGGTTTTTCTGGTTCACAAGGGTGAAACCGTCAAGGATTTGATGGCGAGACTTAAGCCAAACACCTATGACTGGATAGAATTACGGCATACTGTTCCAGCACAGATCGAGGAGGGGGTAAATAATGTTGAAAATGGAAGAGCTGACCAATCCTGATAGTTGTTTGTCGAAAGCGAAGGAAGAGGAACGAATCTTTGTGCTACTGGGTCGTGACAAAGCTGCCCCTGCTACGATTCGATTTTGGGTACAGACACGTATTCAACTGGGCAAGAATCAACCTGATGATCCACAAATTGTCGAAGCGTTGGCGTGTGCGGACTTGATGGAGATCGAGGAGGGGGAGTGATGGCCGATCGACCAACAAAAGAGGATCGTGATGCGTTACGGTTGTTGCTCCAACGCGAGGATCTGTCTGATTGGGATGCTGAGTTTGTGGACAATCTGCGTAATTGGCAAGGCAACTGGACGCCGAAGCAGGCGGATAAGTTCGACGACATTTGGGCGAAGTATTATTAACTACAGGAGGCTTGTCATGGAAAATCAACACCGTGAGATTAAGGGCTACCGGGAATTGAATGCGGATGAAATTGCTTTGATGAATGAAGTGAAGGCGAAAGGTGTGGAGTTGGGTGCGTTGGTTGAAAAGTTGCGCACCAATAAAGAATTGGACGGTCGATGGATCGCGATAGGCGCAACCGATTTGCAGACCGGCCTCATGGCATTAACGCGAGCCATTGCTAAACCGACATTCTTTTAGCGTAAGTGACCTGACACGAAAGGCGGCGGGGGCATGGCGTACACCAAGGAAGAATTAGCGAAGTGGTGGGAGGCAACCTGTCCTAAATGCGGATGGACAGGCTTGAGTCGCGATTGTGGCGGTGGTTATCCGATAGCTGATACAGGGGACTTTGACGATCCCACATGCCCTAAATGTGACACAGTTGTTGAGTGACCTGACACGAAAGGCGGCGGGGGCATATGTGGACAACAGAGCCAACAGAATCAGGGTGGTATTGGTGGAGGATGAAAAATCCTGACTCGATGCAGCTTGTGAAGTTCCATAAACAGTTTCACGCCCCGACAGAACACGGACCAAACTTGTGGATGCTTACCAGTCGAATGCTTGGCGCTGAATGGCAAGGGCCTATCGCTCCCGCAGACTGAGCAGAAAGGCGGCGGGGATGGAACGGTATTGGGTAGCAAATGGGATTCTGGCTAGTAACGAGTGTGGGGGTCTTGTCAAGTACGACGACGCCCAACGCGCCCTCGATGCGGAGCGGGCCAGGGTGAAGGAGTTGGAGGCCGAACTAGAGGAATACCGCAGCATCGCAGAGCAGCAAGGGGCGAGCAAAGCGGTAAGCCAACTCGCCACCCTCCAGGCGCAGCTTCGGCAGGTGGAGGGGGAGCGGGATACAGCGCGGCATCGTGTTGACGAACTAGAAGCGCGAGAGATTGACGTAGAAATTCTGCAAGGCGACCTCACCACGCTCCGGCAGTTCGGGGAGGATGCGAGGCGGTATCGACGGCTTCAGGTGCTAGGTTGTGCGCCATCTACCTCGAAGCAGTTAGAGAATGGGACTGTGCTCTGCTTTACGAATCTGGATGAATTTGTCGATGCAGACCTGAAGGCGGTTCCATCGCGTGGTGAGGCCGCCCAGGACGCGGGGAAGGAGGACGTGAGCCATGAGTGAGCAGGAACGAATCCACGCAAACCAGATACAGTACGAGCAGGAGGATGCCCTACGCGCCCTTCGCGCCGAGAATGCGCGGCTGAAGGAATGTTTACGAGAATGCGTCAGTTGTATAGAAGTGCTCTCAATGCGTGGCGTAGACCATGACGAATGCGGCACTGTTGAGTCTGCGATCCGTGAGGGGTGGTGGTGCAATATGGCGATAGATGCACGGACACATGCACTTGTAGCCTTGCAGCCGGAGAGGGGGAAGCCATGACTGACGCCAGCGGGCAGCGGTGCGGGACGTGTCGGTGGAAGTATGACGATCTTGATGATTTTTACGAGACGCAATGCGGCGAAGGCTATTGCTGTAATGGCGCGCTTGATGAGCACAAGATTCGGTGGTGTCCGTTTTGCGGCCACAAGATTAAACAGGTGAAGAAATGGGCGAAGTAGCCAAGCGTATATTCAGTTTTTCATACACGTTCAAAGGCTCGCAATGGAGCATAGAGATATGGGCTTCTTCGCCAGAGGAATCGTTATTGAAGTTTGAGCAACTGAAAGAAACTGGGGCATTCGAGTACGAAGTGCTTGGCGTGGTGCATGGCGGGCTTGAGCTTGAATTAGTCGAAACCGATCAGCTCATTGCGGAGCTACTGAAGCGGTTCGATAGTGCTGTATTCGCGGGGAGTTGTTTTGAGCCAATCGAAAAGGGCAGCGAGGAATGTATCAGTAAAGAAACCAGACGATACGATGGCAACGCGAGAGTCTGCCAAGGCTTAGCATTCGGGATCATTGACCACATTAACCGCAGGCGCGGTGAAGTGGCGACAGATCACGAGCAGCCCTGACGTAGCAGACGGAAAGGACTGCCCCACATGGCAACCGAAATGACCCAGCGGCAACGGGCGGAACAATTCTACAATAGCCTCCTGAAAAGCGCTGGTGTATTAGGATATGAAACACCACGCGGGAGATTCAAACGACTGCAACTACTCTTAGCTCACGATCAGCAGACCCGCCAGGAGGCACTGCGGGAGGCAGCAGAGCGGTTAGGTGTGGGGGATTCTAATGGCCTACTTGCTGCTCCGTGCTTATGGTGCGGCTATAACGGTGAGGGCTACTACCAGGCAGGCACTCATGGTCAGTTATGCCCGTGGAATACCATCGGCGGATGCGACGAACGCCTCGACCGCCTGGCACGCGAGGGGGTGAAATGATGAACTGGCGCATAGGGCCGTGGCGAGAGGTTTACCTACTCAAGTGCAAGGTGAAGGGGCTGGAGGAGGCGTATCAGCGCATGAAGAATAACGAGCTGATCTATCGCAATATGTGGCTGACAACTTACAGGTCGCTGATAGCGCAACAGAAGGGCTGCGTGCGATTGCGTAGGCGGCTGAATAAGCTGCTTGGCAAGCCCGCCACACGCGAGGGGAGGGAGGGGTGATGAAGGCAGTATGGGTGATTGAACAAGGCAGTTATTCGGATTATCTAGTGGTTGGAGTGTATTCATCGAAGAAGAACGCCCAGCTCGTGTGTGACGCGATCAATGCGGGGGAGAGTTACGATAAGGCCACCGTTGCGAAGTGGCCGGTCGATGAGTCGGTCCTCGAAGTCTCGCGTGGATATAAGCGATTCATTGTGACCATGCTGAGAGACGGCACGGTTGAGAATATTCGAGGTCCTGAAGCTATTAGTAGCTATGACATGTCATCCACACTCGCAATATGGAGGCGAACGCAAGCACCAGCGTACAAGGGGAAAGGCATACCAGATGCGCTTAATGGAAGTGTGCTTGCGAAAGACGAGAAACACGCCGTTAAGATTGCCAATGAACAGCGCACGCAAATGATTGCGCTTGGGAGGTGGCCATGACCGCCTGGAGCCGGGAGGCCCTTACATGAAATTACTTATACTCACCGTGCTCATCGCGCTGGCCGCCGGCTGCGAGCCGCACGTCCGCCACTACGTCGTCCACCCCGACGGCACCACGGCCGACATCGTCGATTCCTGGGACCGCCCTGACGTCTCCTCAGCGATCGAACGTGCGTTCGAACGTGCCGCAGAACGTGCCGAACAGCGCCGACAACATCTCCGTGCCCAAATCTAACCAGGAGGACTGTATGCAATCACTTGCCGACCAACTGTGCCAACCCACCCCCACGGCCGACGTTATCGACCTGCGCACCCGCGCGCGCGGCCGCACCAAAGCCGACATGGACGCAGCCCGGCAGCTCGCGATGGCGAAGTACACCGGCGGCACCCACATCGTCATCAGCCGGGCCACCTTCGACGGCCTCCGTGCCACCTTCGGCCCGCGCCTGAAAGCCCGCCACCTCCGCGAATTCATGGACGACCTCGCGACCGGCCAGTACAAGCTCGTCCGCATCAAGCCCAAGGCAGCCGTCATTGTCAAGGCAGCGCCCATCGTTACCAGCGGCACGACGACCGCCGTCGGCCCCAGCTACACGCTGCATCAAGTCGCCGCTGAATTCGGCGTGCCCTATCACACCATCCTGACCCGCTACCGCCAAGGCTTCCTGCAAGCCACCCGCCGCGGCAAGCGTCGCCTCGTCGTCTCCGCCACCGAAGTCGCCCGTCTCCGCACCGTCGGGCTCCGCTAGCCGACACTACCACAGCCTGTGCCCATCGGCCTGCCGGCACCTCGCCGGCGGGCCGTCTTGCGTCTACCCGCCCGCTCTGCTATCGTACGGCCATACGTACTTGCCCTGCAGTACTTGACACGACCGTACAATTCCGTTAGGAGACATACGTATGCTCACACCACCGCCCGGCATGCCTCCTGGTGCTCCCGCTGGTCCACCGCCCGGCGCTCCCGGCCCGATGGCTGGCCCTGGCGCCACGGCCCCGATGGCCGGTCTGCCGCCCGGCATGGCTGCGCCCCCGATGCCCGCACCTCCGGCCGGCGGCGGTGACTCCGACACGACGTTCGCCACCGGCATGCTCGCCGGCCTCGGCCTTCGCGAACTCTCGCAGGTGCTCGGCCTGTCACGCAAAGGTCAAAAGAACCAACAGGCCGGCATGGCCCCGATCGCCGGTATGATGCCCGGCGCGGCCGACATGCTCAACGGCCAACTCGGCGACATCGACAAACTCATCATGCTGTCTAAACTGCAAGCTCAACAGGGCCCCCCGGCCGGACCTGCTGGAATGCCTGGCGCCGCCCCCGGTCCGCCGCCTCCCGGACCGATGCCCGGCCCATCGCCGCTGTCCTCCCCAGCCCCGATGTCTGCGCTTGCGGCTGCTGGACCTCCAGCGGGACCGGCCCCCATGGCCGCCCCGCCGCCCGGCCCCCCGATCGCCGGTGGCGGCGTCGTCCCGATGCTCCTCAAACAGATGATGGGGCAAGCCGGAGGAATGGTCTGATGCGCAGCATCTTGGCCAATCCCCGCTCATCGATGCTCAAAGACACCACGTTGCGCCAGTCGATCCGTCAACGCCAACTGACGGGCCGCCTGACCGCACGACAGCGTCCAACCCGGCTTTTGACGCGGTCGTCCGCCCGATACCTGAGCCGTTAACCGTCGAAGGAGACTACCCATGGCGAAACCATCCAGCAACGTCACGACCGAGAAGCGTGGCATGCCGACCAGCAAGGAAGGCCTGTTCAAGGGTTCACCCCTGCGCTCCAGCATGGACAGCGTGTCCACGAAACGCACGAACCGCCCGAAAGAGTAACTGATGTCCACGTACGACGATTCTGCACGCCCGGAAGACGACGAGAGTGACGACTCGGCCTTGCCGACCGTCGACGGCCTCACCGACACGGCCGCCACGACGACCGGCCTTCCGACACGCTTGACGGAATTGCTCGCACAACGGCCAGGCGGGAGCGCCGGCGACACGGCACGCGCCATTACCGCTCTCGAAGACGCCATTCGTCGGGAATCGAACGATACGCTGCGGGGCCGTCTCTCCGCTGCCCGTGCCCTGATTCTCGATTTACCCCTCGCTGACTGACCGCCATCGGCGTGCCCCCGATGATACCGGCAGACAGGAAAGTGTGATCCATGGCTGACAAAGACAAAGCAACAGACAAAGCCTACTTCGGCAAGTACGACAGCCTCGAGGAAGCCGAAAAGGGCTGGGCCGAGTTGAACAAGAAACTCGCCGAGCAGTCGAAGGAAGTCGGGGCCTTTCGCAAGCAGATGGTCGAACAGCAGGAGTATCTGCAGAAGGCGACGCCGATCTTGCAGTGGTACCAGCAGAACTACCAGAACATCCAGCAGATGATGACGCAGCCGCGACAGGCCGCGCCGGCGCAGTCGTACGGCCAACAGCCGTATAACGGCCAGCCTGGCGTGCAGCCTGGTACAGCCTACGGGCAAGCCGCCGCCCAGAACCCGCAGGCCCAAGCCGCCCTGATGAACCTCCTCACCCCGGAGGAGCAACGCGCACTGGCCGAGCAAGTCAGCCGCCAAGTCCAGGAAACCGCCATCGCCCCCTGGCAACAGCAATTCGGCAAACAGGTCGAAACCGCCTTGCTTGGCCGCGCCAAACAGGTCGAGGACGCCTTGCTGAACCACCAGAAGTCCTTCAGCGACGTCCTGTGGAAGACGCTGGAGCGCGCGCTGCCGCCCGACAAGATCGCCGAAATGCGCGATTGGCACACCGAAGCCCTACGCTTCGCCGATCCGCGCAACATCGACCCGATGGCCGTCGCCAGTGAAGCCCTGGAGTCCAAACGCCAACTGGCCGACTATAAGACGAAAGTCAAGGAATACGAAGATCGTCTCGCCGAACGCGAGAAACAGGACGCAGCCATGCTGACCGGCACACGTCCGTTCACGCTGTCGTCCACCAAAGCCGATGCACCGCCTGCGTCACGCGAGGATCGCATGGGCAGTGTGCTGCAATCCGTCAAGACCGAACACGGTTCTGACGGCGTACACACGCTGTTCGGCAATCGTTAACGTGACGTCCGTGCGGGCATCACAGTAACCAAGGAGTCATCACATGCCATTGCCCACACGGACGCAAGTGCAAAATACCTTCTATTCGGCCACTGCCGAATCTCGCCGCAAGGACCTGATCGACGGGTTCTTCAAGTCGGCTCCGCTCATCGCGCGGCTGTACAAGAAGAACTCCGTTAAGGTCAAAGGCGGAACGGAGATCCGCGTCAGCCACATCTATGCCGGCTTCCCGGCCCAGTCCTACGGCCGTGGGACCGAATTCGACACGACCAGCCGCGAATTCGCCACCACGTTGACGTTCGACTGGAAGTACTTGTATGCGCCGGTCAATCTGGACGTCATCGACATCGACTTGAACGACAGCCCTGAAGCCGTCTTCGACCTCGTCGACAGCGCGATGGAGAACGGCGAACTGTCGCTTGTCGACGAAATGGGCACGCAGATCTACGGTGATGGCTCCGGCAACAGCGGTCGTGACCTCGACGGCCTGGCGAACGCCATCAGCCGGTCGACCTCCGTCAGCTATGGTGGCCTCACCCGCTCGGCCACCCTCACCGACCCGGGCTACAGCATTCTCGCCGCAGCCGAAGACACAACTGGCGGCGTGTTGTCCTTCGCCAACTTGAACACCAACTTCGGGTCGGCCGTGCAAGGCCGGATCAAGCCCGACCTGCTGGTGACCACGCAGGCCATCTGGAACACCATCTGGGAGCGCAGCCAGCCCTCGGAGCGCAACACCCCGGGTGACATGCGCGAGATCGGCTACGAGACGGTCCGCTTCAACAGCGCGATCGTCACCGTCGACAGCCATTGCCCGACAGGCTACCTCTACATCCTGAACACCGACTACTTCGAGTTCTACGTCCACCCGAAGTGGGACTTCCGGTTCCGCGGCTTCATGGAGCCGACGAACCAGCAGAAGCAGATCGGGCAGCTCATTTCATGGTGCAATCTGGTCTGCAGAGCCCCACGATTTCAAGGGGTTATGAGCGGTATTACGGGATAACAGGTACCCATGGCCCACGAACGCTACCGCAGTCTGATCCGCGAACTGGCCATCTCGGAGGCCCAAGTGCAGGGCCTCCGGGACGACCGGACCTTCTTTGTCGACGGCGTGCCTGCCGACTGGGGCACCTGCGACGAAGGCGGCTGTCTCGCGGTGGCGCTGTATGTCAGCCGTGCGGCCCTCGAGCAGCAGGCCGGCCGCATCACCATCATCCGTGGTGCGACGCATCGGCATGAGTTCGACGTGGCCAAGTTGATACAACACGCCAAACGGGTAAACGGCGGGCGACTGCCGACACCTCGCGGCGGTCACAGTCACTTGGCCACCGTCAAACACGCCGCCCTGGGCAACTTCGTCGAATCGCGTGGTCTTGTGATTCCCGTGTCCGCCTCCCTCACCTCAACGGCTGTTTCCAGCAACCCTGGCAGCCAAAAGGAGTCTCAGCATGTCTAGCTCAAGCGATTTCTTCTTCCGCGTCGGTAATCTCGCCGGAATGGGCAGCAATGACCTGTCCGGCAATGACACCGTGCCGCAGGCCGAGCCCGGCACCATCAGCTGGATTCGCGATGCCTTCGGCTACCGTCTGGTCAAGTATTGCAAGAACGTCCATGCCTCCGCCGCCCTGGCTCTCGGCAGTTTGCAGGCCATCGCCTCCGACGGCGCTAACGTCGTCACCACGACGGTGACAAACATCACCTCCGGCAGCACGACGCACGCCATCACGTCCGGCCTGACTGCCGGCCGTCACGACGGCATGATTTGCTTCGTCTTGGACAGCGCCCAAGGCACTGGTATCGCGCCGGAGGGCGAAGCGTCCATCGTCGACAAGAACTCGGCCACGCGCATCGACTTGGCCAAGCAATACCCCCTGTCGGCCGCCCTTGCCGCCAACGACGACCTCGAGCTCATCGGCACCTACCAGGCCGAAGCCGCCGCAGGCGGCGACGAAGCCTGGACTGTGCATGGCGTCGTGGTGGGCAAAAACGGGATCGATGCCGGCAAGTACGGCTGGATCCAGTTCGAAGGCGTCACCATGGCGAACGGCGGAACCAATGCCATCACCGAAGGAGATCCGGTGGTCGCCGGCGCGGCCATCGTGGACGCCTTTGGCTCCGCTGGGCAAGAACTGTGGGTCGGTATCGCGATGGCGTCGGGCAGCACCGACGAGGTCGTACCGCGCATCCCCGTACGTCTCAAACTGTTGGCCAGCGCAGGTCCCGGCGGATCGCCGTAGTCGGCACGTCCGCGCGATTCACCCTTTACGGCCTACAAGGAGACGACTATGGGTTTAACAGTCACACGGACGGGCGATTGGACTGGGTACTTCGGCACTCTGCGCTATGCCCGAGTCACCATTGCCTTTGACAGCTCGTACCCGACGGGCGGCGAGTCCTTGACGGCCGCCGACCTTGGCATGAAGACCATCGACCTGATCCAGATTCACAGCAAGTCGGGCCTCGTCTTCGAGTACGACTATACGAACAAAAAAGTCCTGGCGTACAGCCAGGGCGTCAGCGTCGGTGCCGCCGGCGCCGCCACCATGGACGACTTTCCGGTTGATGCTGGCCCCGGCGCCAGTACGATCAGCGTCAGTCTGACCAACAGCGGCGGCTCGGCCACGCACAACTTCGGCGCCCTGAAGCAAGTACCTAACGCCAACGATCTGTCTACTATTACCGGTGTCCGCGTCTTTGCCATCGGCGTCTAACGCCCGACCGCATACAGACCACACGGCGGCTATCGGGTCACACCGGTAGCCACCGTCGTGCATCCAGGAGGCCA